CGGCGTGAACATGTTGATCAGTCCCTGACCGAAGCTGGCCTTGAAGCTGTCCCACTGGTTCGCCAGCATCCGCGTCTGGTTTGCCCATGATCCGGATGTCCGGGCAAAGTCACCCTGGGCGTCGGTAGACACAGCCAGCAGGTAGTTATACCGCAACTGCGCCTGTTCCATCTGCGACATGGCGCTATAAGCCTTAGTGATGCCTTTCGACATGGCAAAGGCTTCCAGGTTGGCCACATTCAAGTTGATGCCCAGCTGCTTCAGCGGCTCGGTTTCCCCGGAAATACCGCTGCGGATCTTCGTGAAGGCGTCCTCAGCATCCAGATTGTAGAAGCTGGCAAAGTCGCCGGCCAGACCTGCCAGCGTGGTCGACATTTCTGCAGCGGCTTTCGTGCCGAAACCGGTTGATTTCAGCATGGCGCCCATGGTGCCGGAGTATTTTTTCCCCTGCAGTTCGTTCAGGCCATATGCGGCGCTTGCCGTTTTCGCCCAGTCAGAAACGCTGGCTGCCATCGATCCGAAAGTTACATCAACGACGTTTTGGACTTCGGCAAGGTTGGATCCCATTTCGATAGATGCTTTTGAAAAGCTGATGACGGCTGCTGCAATGGCAGCACCGCCGATCATTTTACCCAGGGATCCGCCCATAGACGAAAAGGAAGGCGCCCAGGACTTGCCCAGCTTGCTGAAATTCGGTTGATTGACCGCAACATCCATGTATACGGTGCCAACATTATCAGACATGCTTTTTCTTTCCTCCTTTTCCTCCACCGAATGCCGCGGCCAGTATCTTTTCCAGCCGTTCTACTTGCTTCATTCCATCCTCGCCGGACTGCTTCCGGTTCATCCAGTCGCGCCGGATTCGTTTCTGGTCAGCGTTCCAGTGCTGTATCACGTTCTGGTCCTGTTCGGACCGGATCGCAATAATACGGCCTATCGGTGTTTCCGCCGACAGGCCGCTAAATAGTTTGCAATATTCAGGCCAGGCAATGTCTTCACACTCCAGCCGGATGCTATATTGTTCCGCGAAGCTGGCCACAATCAGCGGCCAATCTTCCTCGATGTCATACCATTTCGGTTTTTCAGGCTGCTTATTCGGGCAGTCGAAAGTAGGCTTTTTCTGCAGCCTCGTAGGTGATCCCCTCAATAGCCGCACGCAAGGTGATCAGCAGCGCCTTGACAGCCGGCATTGGCAGATCAAGCGCCTTGATCTCTTCAGCGGCTTTTTCGCCCAGGTGAATGCGGATCAGAATCTCGTCACCGTGCGCCTGGTCTTTTTCTACTTCCTCAGCGGCTCGAGTGACCGCGCTCTTGCGGTTGTCAACCTTGTAGATCTTGTCACCGATCCGGATCTCCGGTGTCTCGGAAAGCAGCGCACCATCAAGTGTATAAAGCTTCATCGATTTTCCTCCATTTTTGAAAAAATAGCCCCGGCCAGTTACGACCGGGGCCTATCAGTTGACGGTCAAGATCAGACGACCACTGCCGGAGCAGTGCCACCCTTGACGACGATATCGCCAGTGGAGCATTCCACTAGGGTGACGGTCCAGCCATTGACAGCGGGGATGTCATTGCCCAGCGTGTATGCCGCCCAGTGATCGCTGGTAAGGTCTTCGCCCAGGGCAGGCAGATCAGCGTTCAGCTTGTACATGTAGTAGTTACCGCCTGTCAGGACAGGGCTGACAGCTGCGATCTTGGTCGTGTTGGCGGTAGCTCCATCAGAACACTCGAAGGTCAGCAGCGGCAGCGTGCCGGCCGAGACAAACGTCGGCTCGCCATCAACCAGGACTTCGAACTCCATCGGATCGACATCATCGGACGCGCCGAGGGCTTTGGTCATGTTGATGTTGCAGTCCCCGGTCAGGGAGGCCCCGGACGGGAAAGTCAGTTCAAATGCAGACTGCGCGGCGCTGCCAACAGCCAGCATCTTCGATTGGATGTATTCATTGCCGGCATCGTCGGCTGTGGTTTTCGCTGCGCACTTGAAGGTGATCTTTTTTGCAGTCACCAGGTTGCGGGCGAAGCCTGCGCCGTCCATCGCATACCAGTCAACAACCTTGCCATCAATCGCCATTTCAAACGATTCCAGATTGGCAATGGTCGAAAAACTGGGAGCGGTCCGGCCGGTGGTCGAGATCTTGAAAAGGGATTCCCAGACACATTTCGGCATGAGATTATCACTCCGTTTCATATATGATCGTGAATATCACGACCGCTTCAAATATTCCTCTGTTGTCCCGGCCAATCAGCACCGGCGGCCGATCCATCGTGATCCCGGCATATTGGCTGCGGTTGGCCAGGATCGTGTTGAAAACTGTATCCGCTTTTGCTTCGCAAACATCCGAAGCGGTGCCCCAGTGGACCAGGACCTTGCCATAGAACCGCTGATAGGTGCTGTTGCCGCCTATGGCCTGATTCCAGACGCCAGTATCGCGCTGATAGACTGCAAGGCATTGATTCAGGTTCGCGTCCAGAAAGCCGGCCAGGACGGTGTCAGACGGGAACAGCGTAGCCAGCCAGTCGCGAACAGCTTTGACTGTCAGCATCAAATCACCTTCCCATCTGCTTCCGCATCAGCTTCTTGAATGTTTCCCGGGCAAAATTCCGCTTTTCCCCGTTTATCCACGGCTCAAGCCATTCTCCGCGCGCGTTGGCGTTCTTGTCAGTCCGGAAGTTGTACTCCGGATGCCAGTACAGCCGCCGGGCATACGGCATGACGTAGACCAGGCTAAAGCGTCCCTTCGGCTTCTGGCTGCGATCAATGAAGCTGGTCCCTTCCAGGGTACCGACTTCTTTTGGTACCACAGCGGCAGTCTCCACATCAGTCCGGACAGCGAAAGCGGTTTGCTCAGCCGCCAGTAAAACCTTGGCTTTGACCGAGGCAATACCGACCGGGTTCGGAACAAATCGTGCACCCATCGACATCACCTCAGTGTCAACTTGGTATGATGAACTGTGCCGTCCGGGTTTTTTGGCCGTTCAGCCTGATCGATCTGCCAGGTCCTACCGCCGATCGTCACGTCGCCGCCCTCGATCGCCGGGAGCAAAGGCGCGATGTCGCCGGACATGTAGATGCAGCCGGCCAATGTGATCAACCTTTTTTCCGCATCCATGCGGTGCGTAACCTTTTCCTCGAAGCGACAAAGGCCCGTTACAGTCAGATCGGTTGTTCCGCCATAGACAGACTGTCCGGTCTTGACAACGACAGTAACCGGCGTAGTCAAAGCTGCGACCGGTATCGGTGCGAACTTCATACGTCAATCGCCGCCTTCATCAGCCCGGCCTGCCGAAGCAGGTTCAGCGCCCGGCAGCTGACCGGTACGCCATCGATCAGGTTCATTTCCGGCGTTTTTTGGACGGTCAGATCACCCAGGCTGAAGCCTGCAGCCAGGACAACGCCCGGCTGCAGGTACCCGCCAGAGTAGACATCATCGGCCAGCACACAACAGGCCTTTTGAACGTTGCCTTGCTGGAAGGTCGTCAGGCTGGATAAGCCCACATCCTGGATGCGGCCGAATGTCGCCGTATCGATCAGCTCACTGGCACGTTCCAGCGCGACTGACAGCGAAGCATCTGGCACAGCAGTCCCGGCGTATGTGCCTTTGTAATAGGTCGAATCTGCGTATGCCATACGGTCCTCCTATCAGCTGAGGCTGGCGTATTTCCAGTTGGCGTCAGCAATGGTATTGGCATCGGTGGCCACATAGATCTTGTCGACGTCAACCAAGATCGTTCCCTTTGCGGCTACAGTCCCGTCAACACCGCCCTCGAGCGTCGCGGCACCGAAGATATTTCCTTCCGCGGTGAGTACCTCGGTAGTAGCAATGCCGTTACCGGCAGTCCCCTTGACTCTCGCGGTGATCGTTGCGGCATTAGCGGCAAAATCCCCACAGGTGACATCCGGGTGCGCTGTGCAGACCTGGCCTTCACCAATGCCGTTGATAGCAGCCTTGATGTTGGCCTGCGTTGCGGCAGCGTCCAAGCCGATCGCAATGTCTCCGTCTTCGGCCGGGGTCTCCACGAATGTGTAAACCTTCGTGCCGATCGTCATCGTATCGGCTGCAGTCGGATTCGTGGCAATGGTCAGCGTACCGGAAGCAGCGACAGCATTGACCGCAGTGCCGAAGCTGACCATTGCCGCAGCCAGTTTGGCGTCGATCAAGACCTGCTTGGCATCAATTAAGGCCAACAGACGAACCATGTTGGCCTCGATCTCAGCTGCACTGCCGCAGTCTAAAAGCCTAGGATCAGTCATACGACATCACCTCAGGCTTTCTTGTGCAGGTAGATACCTTTGGTCTTGTTGTCGAAGACGTCCGCCAGACCGTACGCACGGTATGCGAACTTCCAGGCATCAGCGGTCTGATTCTGTTCCGGGGAGATGATCTTCGGGACCGCGTGTTTCGTGAACTGCAGCACAGCCGACGGATGAACACACAGGAAGTTGATATCCTTGCCGGTCGAGCTGTCTTTCTCGTAGCCGCCGTCTTCCTCACCGCTTGTCGTGCCATCCAGCAGGTTAATCACGGTGTAGAACCGGGTCTGTGGGACGCGGACGACCTTGGAGAAACGAGCGAGCACTTCACGGCTGGCCGTTGTCGCCATATCCTCGACCAGTCCGACCAAAGTCGGGGTGATGTACAGGATACGCCCCTCGTAAGGGACTTCGGACTCGTCCATCGCGGACGCAGCAACGCGCAGTGCAGCGACGACACCCGCACCATCAGACAGCGTAGCGCCTGCAGGTGTCGTTCCGGCGAGCGAAGCGTACTTCGCAAACCGGAAGGCGTCCAGTTCAGGGACGACCTTGACTCGCATGAATTCGCCGGCCAGACGGCCAAAAGCGACACCGATGGTCTCTTCATTGTCCATCGAGTCGATCACGAACATGCGGCCGCGATCGTAGTTGAAAGCAAGCGTTTCCCAGGTGAGGGTCTGATCACCAGAGACATACCCAGTGTTGCGGGCATAATCCGCGAGGCCCTGCAGGACCATCTTCGGAACGATGATCTCGCTTGCGTTGGCACCTTCACGGGCCAGGCTGGAATCGGACTCAAGGTCCGCGGTCAGAGCGGCCAGCTTGTAGACTTCATCAAGCAGGGCGCTATACTTCTTGGCAAGGGCGATAGTGTTGGCCATTTCGATTTACCTCATTTCCTTTCGATAGGCAGGCCGAATGCGCGGCGCATAGCGGCGTCAGTGGCTCCTGCCTGGTTGTCTCCGGCTCCGATTTTGAAGCCGGGCGTCTGCTGTTGCTGATTCGGGTCGGTTGTCGTTTTCCATTCAGGGAACTTGGTCAGAACAGCCTCAACTGCTGTTTTAACCGCGGCCGAGTCTACCTTGCCATCGGCCACCTTGACCGCCTTGAAGTCGGCCATGGATAACACAGTATCAAGCCTGTCAGTTCGGATCTGAAGTCCCGCGGCCTGGATCGTGGCATCAGCTTTGATCAGAATCGCATTGGCTGCAGCCATGGCCTGTTGGGCCTGCTGCTGGGCGGCATCAACCGCAGCCTGGGCTTCAGGTGTCATCTTTTTGGCTTGTTCCGATTTGTAGGCGGCGATCGCTGATGCTGCCTGCTCCTCGGTCATTCCCTGTTGCTGGAAATAGGATTTAAGCGCTGCCTGGCTCGCCCTGGTCGTCCGTTCCGTTGTGATGCGGTCGATCTCGGTAAGCTGGTCAGCTGTGAAGGTGACGCTGGCGGGGGGCGTCGCGGATGCCGCCGGTGGTGTTGCTGGCGCAGCCGCGGCCGGTGGAGTACCACCACTGCCCGAATTCGCGGCAGTGGGGGCGGGTTCGGCCAACAGTTGCAAATTGATTCGTTTCAGCATTTCAATTCTCCCGTTTAACGCCCGTCGGCAGATTTCCGTTTATAGCCCGTCGGCACATCCCCGCTGCCTCATGCGGCCGCAGAAATGAAAAGGGACGCCGCAGGAGGTGAACGGCGCCCGGTTCCTATGGCAGCGAAAGCCCTTGTCATGCTTTCGAGGATAGGTGTTACGCTCCGATCTTTTCCCGTGCCGGCTGCCGGCGCAGTTGCGGGCTCTCTCGGATGTGATCCCGCATTTTGGCTTGTAAATCCTTCACTTTGGCTCCATACTTGGCTTGATTGGCCGGATCCACGGATCCAGTCTCAAGGCGCTTGTTCTTGCGGATCTGTCGCTCGATCTCTCGCTGTCCGACCTCGGATTCATAGTTTTTTTTGACCTGTTCCTCGTCCGGCAGCTCCGGCAGCGAGTTGATGCCCTCGAAATACGGTGACCCGGGCAGGTGTCGGCAGTTCGGATGACCGAGTCCGGCGGCGATCGCCGTCGACAGCAGCGGGTAATTACCCTCTGCCGCTGTGCCTTTGGCGTAGACATCGTCGATCAGCACCCGGCCTTGCCACGGGCTGCACAGCTCACAGGTGGATCCAAGAGCAGACATGATGATCAGGTGCTGCCCCCAGTCGTCCATGACAGCACCCTGGGCTATGGCGCCGGTCCGGGCCTGCTGGGTTCGCAGCGCCATCTCCGAATAGCTGGAGATATTGACCAGGTTACCGTTCTTGTACTCGATACAGCGGATGCCCTGCGACAGAAAGTCATTACTGGCCAGATCGACTGCCTGCGGCAACGTAACGGATCCAGTCGCGAAATAGGTCTGCGACCGGTAGATGATTTTTCGGTACTGGTCATCCATCAGCCGCAGCGCACTGTATTCCGCATTCGCGAAATCCTTCTCAATGGCGTTGATCAGGGCATTCAGCTTATCCTGGTTGACCCCGAAGAAATTACGGTCGTCCAGCCCGGGGATGTTCACGAACAGACCGAACTCGGACGCTCGTGTGAAGATACCGTTTACCCGTTCAGCCGTTTTCGCAAATTCAGCGGTCAGCAGCTGCTCAGTTTCGGCCTTGACGGACTTGGAATGCTCCGCAATGATGGCCGCATTGGCCTTCTGGTATTGCTGGATTGCTTCCAGCTTCCTGGTCTGCCACTGCTCCCACTCGAAGCCTTCTTCGCGCTCCCAGGCCATATGCAGCGCCAGGGTTCTCCGTTGGCTGGCTATCAGGTCCAGCTCCATCTGGCTGTAAATGGCCGCGATATCATAAGGCTCCATTGAATCACACCTTTACCGACCGCACCTGCGTCCCTCTGGCCTGCAGCGCGTGCACAGCCCGATCCAGGGAAGCGCGGTCTGTGAAGATCGTCTGCTCCATGGTCCAGACATTGCCCTTGCCGACCGCGACTATAGCGCACTGCTTGAGCTTGCGATACTTTTCCTTGGCGGTCGCTATCATGCTGTCGAGGGTCTTCGGTCCGACCTTGTAGATCTTTGCGCCAAGGCTTACCGTGATCGTCGGCTGGTCATTTTGGGGCTCCGTTTTTGGCGCTACAGGGAACTGCTTTTCAGGAAACGGCAGCGTCTGCAGCTGGCTCATCTGGTTTCTGTCCTGGTTCATTTGGTTTTACCTCCCGTGCTCTCTTCGATGATTGCACCAGCCTGTTCTGCCGATAGCGGCAACGAACTGCTGATCAGGTTGATGGCCGCCGCTCTGGACAGGTCGCCGGCTTTCACCGACTTGACTATTGACAGCAGGCTGGACATCTGTGCGCCGTTCAGGTTGACCTTCTCCGGGATCGCTGCAGCTACTGCAGGATCAGACTCGGCGGTGGTCATCGGCTTGGCCGGGTTCGGTACTTCACCGACCGCTGGCTCGTTCATGGTCATGATGCCGCGCAGTTCCTTGATCCGCTGGACCTCGGTCGCTTTCCATTCGTCGTCCTTGGTGTCGCCCCAAAGCTCTTCAACCTGGGACTCGATGGAAAGCAGATTCCACTGCGAGGCGGTACCGATGGACTGCAGCTGCTCATCGAATGACGGGCTGCTGTACTCGCCAAAATTGACGGTAACCTCGATCTCCCGCGGCGTTCTGCTCGCCAGGTTATCGAGAGCCGTACAGGCTGCCTGGACCAGCTTTGGCCAGGCTTCGTTCAAAGCGTCAATGATCTTCTGCCGGGTCCAGAGGGTGGTCTTCTCTTTCTCCCGCTGTGCTTCGGCGTTGTCGGTCTTCTTCAGATCGATGCCCAGGGTTGACGGCGACATGATGCCCATCAGCGCCATGTCCAGCGCCTGGGCGTAGCCGGCAGCGTGCTCTGCAGCCAGAATTCCGGGCGAGAAAGTGGACATGGCCGGTTTACCTTCCTCAGTCATGATCGTTTTTACAGCCACGAACATATCATCAAACGGACTCGGCCGCTTGATCTTGCCCGTTTCAGTGTCCCGCTCGAACATGTCTTCGGGCAGGAACTGTTTGACACGGCCCTTGCGGTAGGCGTCCCACCATTCGGATACAACCTCGTCCAGGGCGTCGAAGGCCGGCGTCTTGGATGCGATCAGCGAAGCGCCGCGACCAGCCCATTGCGGAGACTTGAAAATAATCAGCGGCACAGCCAGCATTTCACCCGTGAAAGTGACTTCCGGCTGGATATTTTCGGTTTCCGGAACAGCGCCGAGAAGGACTTCGCGATCCGTGCCACCGGGTGTTATCGCAAACATCTTGGATGTGATTTTTCCATCAGCATAGTGTTCGTCTAGTCTGTAACGCTGCGTACGATGCGTATAGAGCGTATGAAAAACGATCTCTTGCAGCCTGCCGCGCTTGCGGACGAAAGACACACGATCAGCGCCATAGAACTCGATGATCGGCAGCTTCGATACATCCGGATCCAGACTGATCTTGAAAGCACCGTCGCCGGTGACAAGGGCTTCGACCAGCGACTCATTCGCCAGTCGAGACCAGTCGTTATCCTCGGCGATCTCTTCCCAATCCTTTTCGGCTTGACTGTCGTTGATCTCAAAACCGGTAAAGTCACTGACAATGATACCGGCCATGCGGTCGATGATCTGTCCTGGCACATCAAGGTGAATCTTCCGGATCGGCAGCGACGGCACAGCGGCCCAAAACATATTGCTGTCCGGTTCCGCCGCCTTGAAGAACTGCTCAATCTCAGCCGGATCGCCCCGGTACCAGATGCGGTTTCGCAGAACATGGGCGTCAAATGACAGCTTCTGCTCAATGTGGATAGCTCCGGTGTCGGTCCCAGGCTCAATTTCCAGCCATGTCCGCATGGCCGTTTTAATCTTATCCATCAGGCCCATCCTCATGCTCCTATCAGGTATTTCTTGAATGGCTGCGTGCTATACTCGTCAGAGTCCAGGCAGTCGACTGGATAACTCCCATCATCCACCCGGACCCACTCCTTGTCTGCATACTCGTCAGCATCCCAAACCGCATTTTCATAAGCCTCGAACCACGGCAGCAGATGCTGGGCGATCTTCTTGCGACCTTGGTTAATCAGGATCCGCTCCAGGTCGATCCGGTCCAGGATTCCGTCCTTCTTGTAGCTGGGCGTAACCTGCATGCTCCGTAGCCCGTGCTTGGCCAATGCCTTGACCAGCGCCTGCCGAAAAAGCTTATCAGCCGACTCAGCGAATATCGTCGTGGTAGCCAGTTGCGGATAAATGATCGTCCAGGGCTTCAGGAACTTGACTATGTCCTCGGCATACTCGGCGTGGTCTTTGCCGCTCTCTATGCCCTGCTTGTGGTAGTAGCCGTCAATCGTCACAACTTCCCGGTAGCCGGCAGTGAAGCCGGTCAGTGTGGCCACTGTGGCATCCGTGCCGCCAACATCGACGCCGACCGAGAAAGCGATATACCGGCGCAGCCGGCCGCGCTCCCGGTCTTCGTAGCGGATCCAGTCGCGGGTTACGGCAATGTCATTGTACCGGTACCCGGTGTAGATCCGGCCGGATGCCGCTGTGCGTTCGCCCTTGATATCCCGCTTGAACCATTGACTGTCCCGGTCGTAGGTAGCCAGCAGCTGCCTAAGATCCTTGTCCGAGACGGACAGGTTGTCGGCAATCGTGAAATGTCCGTAATTATAACCGTGCTCCGGATTCTGCTTCTGCCGGTCTTCATGAAAATCCAAGATGTCAGAATAGTACCAATGCCGCGGCGGTTTCGGGTTCAGGTCATGCAATATTCTGCGCCGCGAGCTGGCCAGCGTTCGGTCAAAGCACTCCTGTACAAAAGCCTGGCAGCACTCGTTTGCTTCGGACAGATACACAGACCCAAGCGAAAAGCCCTTGATCCGAGGCACATCATTGACCTTGGCGCCACCAGCGATGATGACTATTTTCTCGCCTGTTTGCGTCTGTAGGAAAAGTGCGTCCCGGTTTTCGTATTCGCCTTCACGGCAGCGCCCAGCGAAGATCCAACGTAAGCCAAAACCATTGCTGTCGATGATGTTCATCTTCGCGGAGTTGATGCTTACACCGCCAGCCAGGTGCAGCCGGTCAGGATGAGCTTCGAGAATGGCGGCCCAGGCGATCAGGTTGATGATGTTCTTGCCAGCGCGCTTCGATCCTTCTGCTACCGAGAACCAGCTTACCAGGGACCGACGGATGTAATTAGTCTGATTTATCGTCAGCGGTGCGTAAGGAATCATCAGAGGCACCTCCTGGCATGAATGCGTTTATATCCCGGCTCGGCGCCGGTACGTTGATCAGGTCGGCTATCGCCTGGATCTGAGCCGCTGCTGCAGTCAGGCCTTCAGGATTGCCGTTCAGCTTCTTTTCCTCGATCGCCAGCTTCCGGTTCTCGTAATCGATCCGGTGCTTATCCATCGGATTCATGTTGAACCAGCCAGCAAGCCAGTCCAGCGCCTTCTGCCGGTCTTCCAGCTTGATCTTAAAGCCTTTATCAGATCTGGACACCTCGCAGACCAGCGAGCCGTCTACAAGCTCCGAGGGCATTGCTGCGAGCCTGTTGTCGTTACCATCAAAACCCCAGGTGACGAAGTCAGACATGTCAGCGAATGCGATTCGCATGTACTTCTCTACCAGGTCGACCGGCGCCAGTCGAACAGCCTCCGCTTTTAAGTCACGCAGTTGGTCGATATAGGCGCGGATATTCGGCCGCTTCAGCGACTCGCAGCCTTGAGTCATGCAAGTCGTATACTTCGCATCCGGATGACTCTGCCGGTATGCCATTGTCGCATTGCGGTTCCGGACGAAGATCTCGCAGAACAGCTTCTGCGCTTCAGTCAGTGGGATGTCCGGTACCGCCGCCTGCCGACACGGTTGCGCTTTCCCTGTTGCAGCGTTGCGGCGTTGCGTTGCAGCGCCCCAGTTGTCGCGGGCTTTCCACGATCGAACAGTACCCGGGCTGATATCTAGCCGCTGAGCGATCTCGGTAGGCGACAGGTGCTCTTCCTGATACAGCCGTCGCGCTTCCTGTCTGGCATCCATGTCACCACCTTCCCGTCTTTCGGAAAATATAAAAGCACTTCTCGCGAAGTGCTTTATGACCGCAAAAGCATTCGAAATTAAAGCTTTTTTAAATCCTCAATGACCGAAAGAAAGTTCCTTTTCGTAGATTCTTCAGTCCCTTGCTCGTTCTCAATATCTGCTATGCTAAATCCGGACAATCCGACAATCTTGGTACAAATATTCTTGGCTATTTTGAATTGCTCACCATTCGATCTTGACAATATAAAGGCAGCACAAAAGCAAATGCTCACAGCAGGCTCTTTTTCAATAAAATCCGCTTCTAGTAAGCCAAAAAAATCAACATTATTTCCTCTGAGAATTCTTGCCAATTCGATGGAAATAGTATGCGCGTAACCAGATCCTGACATGTCGATCACCTCCAGCGCCTAATTATATCAAACTGCTGGAAATTATTAAAGGACCCCCGGCGTGGAGGTCCTTTCGATAATCGCTTTATTTTAATTATAGCACGGGGCACAAGTGCACGATTTCCGCAAAATTCTGCACCTTTTTCCGGTCAAACGCCGTTTATACCGAAAAACAAGATTCGCAGCTTGGCATATGTTTCGGACAGATCACGCTTGATCGTGTCCTCGCTGCAGTCAAACAAGTCGGCCAGCTGCTCATTGGTGAAGGGCTTTCCGTGCCCGTCTGCCCCGCCTTCAGGATCCACGAACTTACGCATGATGATGTTGTATGGCCTGGGATTGCCGTCTTGCTCACACAACAGCTTGTAGGTGCTCAGAGCCCTGTCCATGTGTGCCTTGAAGGTCATCGTGTCCAGCCGGCTCTCGGTGATCGCGCGGATCTGGCTGCTGACCTTATAGTCTTCCAGGTACCAGTCCATCGCATCCACCGCATTGCGGATGAAGGCATCCAGGTACCGGTAGTGCTTCAGGGCTTCCTTGATGTTGTAACGTACTTCCGTCATGTCTTATCCCCCTTCGGCTTGTTGTATGTTCCGTTTGTCCGCTTCAGGTCATCCACATATGCCAAGAGACTTTTTTCTGTAATCACAACCCCCGTAATGACGAAACCAGGATGGACCACTGGCATCGGCCAATCGACCGGCCGAGGCGGCTCGATCTCTTCCGGCAGCGTGCGCTTATGGTTTCTTACCCGACGCACCAGGGCTAGCTTGCTGCGCTGCACACAGATGACCGCCGGCGTCCGGTGCAAGATCCTGGCCATCTTCGCATCAGTCATGATCTCGAAATTATCACGAATGAACTTCAGTTCGTCTGGCCTATACGGGGCGCGTTTCATGGATGATCACCTGCTTTCATGCGCTTCAAGGCCTTGATGACAAGGTCAAACAGCGGTTTTGTGTCCTTGCTCATTCCTATAGCAAAGCCGGGTTCGTAATCGAAAAGTGCTATCGCCTGATCTATCTCTGCCACTCCCTCCGCTGTCGGACGGTCTACCATCGGTGACAACGGGCAATTGCGTCTATCGCAATCACCGCACGTTTTTAAGTGTGGATGCGTACATTCCTCCGCTGTCGGACGGAGAAAGGCTCGAATGGCTGGCAGAACGATATCAATCACCTGACCGCTGCTGATTTGACATGGTTCGTAGCCGTCGTCAAATTTCTGGAAGGCGAATTCCTCCAAGACCGCAATCACATCTTGAATGTCTTCCGCTGCCACTTCCTTCTGCCTGGCCTCGTATTCATCGATCAGTGCGATGATGTCTTGGGCGTTTCCCCGGCCGAAGTATGCAGCATAATCGGCTGTCAATTGCTCCTGGGCGGTTTCCCGTAGATCAGCTAAATCGTTCATTGCTCATCCCCCGGTTTCTCGCACCGCTCGAAGCTGATGACCCATACCCAGGGGTTCGTATCCCACCCGTACCCGCGTTTGGCGTTCAATGAATCCCAAAGATTCGAAAAATTCTCACGTGCCGAATGATATCCGCCCTTTAAATGATGCACGGCCGATATACCTTCGTTCTCGGCATCTTCTTCCGTGATATCCTGCACCCGCTCGACGCGCACATCGTTCACGCGCAGCCAGATCCGGGCAGCGGTTTTGGGCATGAAAATGGATGGACGCCACTTGATTGTGATATCTGTCGGATTGGTCATGTCTGCTTTCATTAAATGTTCGCCCGGTTTTAATTCTGGGTCGAAATGGTAATTGGCAACATCTTCCGGTTTCGCCCACGTTTCGCGCACCCACAGAACGTCGCCGGGCTGGTATTTGGGCCTTGCATAGTCATGATCTGAAATGGCCAGGGCGCTTCTACAAAAACCAACACAACCAATCAGGTTTTTGTCGGTTGAAGATATTACTTCTCCACCAAAATATGAATTTTCAGGGCGCGGCTGTGGCTTCACGACTCGCCGCGTCATGTTCTTCCGCCCGTCCAGAATAGCCTGAACCATCGGCGTACTGAATAAAATTGGCTTCATGTGTGTTCCTCCTGTTCCTCCAATTCCTCGACCAGGATGTAAATCCCTGGTACCTCAGCCCAAAACTTTTCTATGATCTCACTGGCTACCTGGGCGTCGTCCTTCCAGTACGCCAATCTGGTCATGCAATCCTTCAGCGTCTTCTGCAGGTTGTCCGTATCCGGCTTGCTGGTCTTATATTCGCCGTTGTGATGCTTGCCAGTAATCGGGAAGCACCACTTGACCATGAGCCTCACGGCGCCACTGTACGGGCAGCCAGGCACGTGCTTGGCCAGGTGTGCCGTCAGCATTGAACTTGCTTCCAAAAGCTCCTGCTGCTTGTAGGTAAATGGCTTGCCTTCCTTTGAAACTCCCATCCGCTTTTTCTGATCCGTGATAGTGGGCGGCTTCATCGGCATGAAAAACGATGTTGTCATTATGATACCTTCACCTCTTTTCATTTTTGACTTTAGTCTCTGGGATGACGGGACACTCCGCATGGGGGGCGCTATCTTGTCGCCCCCATGTGGTGTACCCATCCGAGACGGGGGAACCCGCGACAGACAAAATATGTATATTTATATAGTGTTTTTGTCGCGGGTTCCTGACGCGCGACAGACCACCCGCGTCAAAAACGTATTTCATGTATTTGTCGCGGGTATTTTTGACTCGCGTCACGCATAGGCGCGTCAAAAACTTATTTTCTGTTTCTGTCGCGGGTCTGTGTCGCGGGTTCGTGCTTCTACCCGCAACAGTGATTTTCATGTTTCTGTCGCGGGTTCCGAGCATTTGACTTTCCTCCTGACGATTGAAGGCAAACCATCATTTTGTTTTTCTGCCTCGAATCCTTCATGATCTTTGATGCGGCGCCATACCGATCGGACAGAAATACCCATGTATTCCGCCAGTGCATCTGTCGTGACATCGCCATCAATCGAACATGCTTCAAAGGCATTCTCTAGCGCAATTCGTCGGTCGTTCGCCTTTACTTCCGGATCCTTCCGCTTTTCAATTGCCTTCTGCCAAGGCGGCCGCTCGCTTTCCGGATCGATGTCAGAAAGGCTGCCGACAGTGTCCACATGATGGACTGGGTAGTCAAACCACAGATTGACCGGCGCGAACTTCGGGAACTCACGCAGCGTGCCCTCGATACGCCATGCTGTGCGGCTCCTGACCTGATCCTTGGCTGCGGAGATATCCGCGTCCAATTCCTTCAACTGCACCTTGTTCAGGGCGCTCTGGCAGTGCTTGTTCATCACGGATGAGCTGCACAGGTCATCCTGGCCTACTCGGTCTTCCAGGAAGGTCGGAAGGTACTTCTCCAGGATCCGGACGCAGGCAGCGCAAACCGCTTTGTTTTCTTCCTGCTTGAAGATCGCCTCAGTCAGTTCCAACTCCGTCAGGTCAATGAGCACGTCCGGATCCCGGGCAAAGACACCCGATCCTGAAGCGCGATCCATTGACTTTTTTCCGCCCTGGTAGCCTTTTGAATGGTGATGGCAGTAGATCACGGCCGCGCCCAGGTCAGTACATACCCGGTCGAACTGATTGCAGAAGTGTGCCATCTGGTCCGCGCTGTTTTCGTCGCCGGTGATGACCTTATAGATAGGATCGATGACAATTGCGATATAGTTCTTCTTCGCGGCCCGCCGGATCAGCTTAGGCGCCAGCTTGTCCATTGGCACAGACTTGCCACGCAGGTTCCAGATGTCGATATTGCCGAGATTATCCGGCGACCAGCCCAATGCCTGGTAGACATCCCGGAACCGATGTAGGCAGCTGGCCCGGTCCAGCTCGAGGTTCACATACATTACTCGGCCCTTGGCGCAGGTCCAGTTCAGCCACCGCTTGCCTTCGGCGATAGCGCTGCAGAGCTCGATCAGGGCGTATGACTTGCCTGCCTTCGACGGACCGGCCAGCAGCATTTTATGGCCTTGACGCAAGACATTATTGATCAGCGGCGGCGACAGTTCAGGCATGTTGTTCCAGACTGATGTCAGATTTTCCGGCTCTGGCAGGTCGTCATTCACGCCCTCGATCCATTCATGCCATTCGGCCCAGGAAGTCTTGCCGATATTAGTATCAACCAGGAATTGCTTTTGTCCGTTGCGAATGATGCCGGGCATCCTGGACAGCCTGGATGGGTTCCTGTTCTGTTGGTCGATCTGCAGGCCGTTTTTCTGGCAGACATTATAAAGGTAGTCCACCCGCTTCCGATACTCGTCATAATTGGCAGCATCTACTCGGACTATGGCATGCAGCGACTTTTTTCCAGAATGCACCAGGCAGGCTACTGGCAGCTCCAGTTCTCGGATAATTGCGTTCTGGTGCTCAATGTCCATCGCGTCCGACTCGACCAGTGCATAACGGAACTCGGTCACATTCTCGTTTTTACAGCCTTTACCATCCAGCGGATTGAAGCGGATCCACGCTCCCGCCGCCGCATTACAGTCGCCGATTACGGACCCGATGTCACCATTACACTTGTTCAGCCGCTCGATAAGTTCTCCGGCCGTGCGGTCCCAGTTGCCCTTTGATGGCAAATGCTTGCCGTCCTTCTCCCACGATTCGGTCACATACCCGACATTCTCAGACGCCTCGAACAGGATTTCCAGGTATCTGACCAGATCGGAGACAGGATTCCAGACCTTCGGCTCAACAATTTCACGGCCCTCAATCCAGTTCTTGTCTATCACGACATGGTCATCCTTGGCGCCTATGACGGCGTCCCAGTCAAGTTCGTGGCTGTCTTCATGATCAGACTCCCAGCCATTGTCACGCGCCATCTGAACGATCGTGCCGCCGGTGACCGGCGTGCCGGTCCCCTGGAATGAGCCCCATTTCTTGAAGCACTCTCCCGGATGATACCGGCCGGCGTCGCGTCTGCTCCAGTTGTCCCAGTCGGCCGCGGTGTAACCCTCATGCTTCAGAGCCATTCCTACAGCCGTCCAATCAGAGTAATCCAGCATGGACGGATCAATATATGGCAACAGCTCGAGTAAATTCTGCTTTTCCATGCTTACGCTCCTTTGTACTCTACCGGGTTGATGTCGTGCGGGACATGCCAGTCATTGGCTGCAATGCGGTCTATCAGCTTCCTGGCGTGATCAAACTGCCATGTTCCCACATGCTGGAAGCCGCGGCCTTCCAGGAACCGGATCTGCTTGGGTGTGGTAAGCCCTTCTTCGCGGCGGGCATCCAGCCGGTCCAGTATCTTGGCCGCTTTGCCAGCACAATCAATCTCATCAGGCAGGATGCCCATTTTCTCCAGTGTCTGCCGCTGTTTCTCTGACGGAGGGCCCATTTCCCAACCGAAAACGGGCGTGTATCCAGCCAGGTCTTCCGCCTGGATAGACATTTCAAACTGCAGCGGATCAACCAGCTTGCGCTTCCGATTTTTCATTTCCTGCAGCTTCTTGGCCAGGGCTTCCTCCCGGGCAGATACAACATCCTCTGTAGCCTGCTTTTCAGCAGCTTCAATATCGACCGGGCATCCGGCCGCCTCGATGTTCTCGGTCATCTTCTGGGCTACTTCTTCCGACTCGCAGATCAGATGCGCAGGATGGCACAGTTCATGCCGTTCGGTATGCCATAAGAAATCCAGCAGTAGCAGGTGGTCCTTGCCGGGAAAAAGCCGGGTGCCGCGCCCTACCATTTGGCTGTACAGGCTGCGAATCTTTGTCGGCCGAAGTACGACGATGCAGTCCACCGAAGGGCAGTCCCAGCCCTCAGTCAATAGCATGGAGTTGCACAGGACGTTATATCGGCCGGCGTCAAAGCCTGCCAGGACCTGGGCCCGATCTCCGCTGTCGCCGTTCACTTCCGCAGCGGCGAAGCCTTTCGACAGCAAAATATCACGGAATTTCTGACTGGTAGCAATCAGCGGCAGGAATACGACTGTTTTCCTGTCCATGCAATATTTGACCATTTCATCGGCGATCTGGTACAGATATGGATCAAGGGCAGATCCCAGGTCAGCCGCTTTAAAGTCTCCGGCCTGCTGGCCAACGCCAGTCAGGTCCAGCTTCAGGGGAATGGTGATAGCCTTGATCGGCGACAGATACCCTTCCTTGATCGCTTTGGGCAGAGAATATTCATAGGCCAGCGACTCGAAATAGCTGCCCAAGTTGCGCATGTCGCCGCGGTCCGGCGTAGCCGTGACACCAAGGATATTCGCCTGGTCGAAATACTGCAGTACGCGCTGGTAGCTGTCAGAAATGCAGTGATGTGCTTCGTCCACGATAATGCTGCCGAAATATGAAGGATCGAACTGGTTCAAGCGTTTTTCGCGCATCAATGTCTGGACGGAACCTACCACGACCCTGAACCAACTGCCGATGCAAGATGATTCTGCTTTTTCTGTTGCTGTCAGCAGGCCTGTTGATTTTGCCAGCTTATCGGCGGCTTGGTCCAAGAGCTCGGACCGATGCGCCAGGACAAGCACTCTTTCACCCTGGCGCACCCGGTCTTCAATCACCTTAGAGAAGACAATGGTCTTGCCGGTTCCCGTCGGCAAGACCAGTAATGTCTTCTTGATGCCCTTGTCCCACTCAGCCAGGATAGCGTCTTTCGCCTGCTGCTGATATGGTCTCAGGTCCATTGTCAGAACCTCCCCGCCTGGAACGGCTGCGCCGCCGGCTGCTCACGAGGATAAAACTTTTTGATCTCGTTCGACTGTCTTTCCTCGCCATCATTCCCAGTCCATGGGCGAACCCCGATTTTGCATCGGCCAGTGGCGCCAATGACACGGTTCCAATCCATTTGAATCTTCTCGCCCTTCTTTTTCTGACCGATAGAGGCGAAGAAGGCGGACAGAATTCCTTCCGTCGATGTGTGAAGGAAAAGGTTATGCTTCATTTCAACAGTGCCTTGCGGTGCCTGAATCTCGATATGCAGCACAGCTTTATTGCACGGCGGCAGTTTTTCGCTGCCCGGATGCCGGCCGCGCTCGAAAGTGCTCACCAGGAAATCATAGTCACCTTCCGGCAGGAGGATAAAATCACTGCCATCGCGTTCGATTGAGTCGTTCCACCCGAGTTCTCTGCCCTGATCGTTATTGGTTGCCATTGTTCATGTCCTTCCTTTCTTATGCGTCAAATGGCATGCCGCCATCATTGCGCCGCTTCTGAATCATTTCATACACCTGCACCCAGGCCCCAACCAGGACGCCGGCGATGAAATCCGGGTCGTAGTTCTTGATCGGAGTGCCTTTCGGGTAGTACCCGCGATCCGCAACCACCGCCTGAATCTCTTCCGCGGCGACGTGGTTAGCCTGCATCAGGTCGATCAATGCCTTCGGGATTCCGGAGTAGCTTGTTGCAGCCATGTCCGGCTGAGGCTGCTCCGCTGGCTTCTGGGCGGGCTGCTGGGCTACCGGCTCAGGCGCGGGCTCCTGGACGATTCTGGGCGGCTCTGGCGCCGGGTCTGTCTTCACAACCGCCGGAGCAGTAGTCTGAACAGGTGCGCCCGGCTCAGTTCCGATCAGATGTGCGATACTGGAAAACTCGAATGGCAGTTCCGGCGGAAGATTATGCCGGTTCTTGGCATCCCAGCACGGATGATGAGTGGTATACATGACCCGGCTGCCTCCCTGGGCCTTGTTCTTGCCCTTGGCCGCGCCCTGGTTGTCCACGTTGACCACATAGGTCTTATAGTTGGCAAACAGGACCATATCCGCCCATTCCTTAACCAGGGCCGCTGTCTTTTTCTCGAGCTTCAGCTCGAATCGGTCATATGCACCCATCTCGTCCGGCTGCTCGAATTTCCGCATCTGGGCATGTGCCGTGATGACCACATTGATCCCCACGCCGATCAGTTCAGTCAGAAGGTTCAGCAGCTTTCCAAACTCCTCTTCCAGATAGGTGTATCCCTTTCCATAGCCGAAATCTTCAATGCCCTTCACCTGGGCCCGAGCGCAGAGGAAGTTCGTGCAAAGGATCTCGGCCCAGTCAGCAGTATCCAGCACTACCGTACGGCACAGGCTTGGCGCTACCTTGATATCCTTGATCAGCTCGAACAGCATCGCCCAGCTGGTAGGCGTCTGAGTCCTTGCCACATTCATATGCGTCGTACTGCCTTCGGTGTCTATGAAAAGCGCTTCCGGGAAAGATGCGGCGAAGGTGGATTTTCCGATACCTTCAGGCCCATAAATGACTACTTTCTGGGCTGACTTGATTTTTCCGGCAATAATCTGGATCATCAAAAGCTACCTGCCTTCCATGTTGGTTTTGATTCCGGCTCAGCCGGCTGCTCTGCGCCGGCGACATAGCCGTCTTCGATGATGATGGAGCACTCGTCGCCAGTGCTAACCCTGGTTGCAATCGCCTGCAAGCCCTCGGCTTCAAGCCAGGCGCCGAATTTGTGCAGCTCATCAATGTCCATCTGCTCCAGCTTGTCCATCAGGACGAAACCGCATTCCGGATTCAGCTTGCGGACAATGGCAGTTGATACGATCAGCTGGTCCGCTCCGGACATGTTGTCCCACTTGAAGCCGTTATATGAGAGTTCGCCATCTACAACAGACAAACCAGGCAGCGGAAGATTGGCGCCCTGCAACAGATCGATTTTGGACTGACGAACAGCATTGATCTGGGCAGTAAGCTCGGTATACTGGTCGGCATACGCATTCGCGTCTTCCTCTGCTTTGTCCTTATCCAGATTTTTACGGACCTTGGCGTTAATTTCCTCGACCTGACGAATATTGTCTTCCAGCTCGAGGGTAGACTCGTCATGCAGGTCAAGCGCAGATTTCTTTGCCGTTTCCAGATCAGCCAGGATCTCGTTCAGTTCGATGGTCTGAGCATTCAGCCGGTTTTTCAGGATCTCAATCTCGCGCTGCGTGTTGGCGATCTGGCTCAGGCATGTCGAATGCTTGCTTTCGATGAAAGAAACATTCCGGCGCTTGCGCTCGTTCTCGCCATTTCTGGCCAGTATGTCCTGCTGCTGTTTGATCAGTTCCGACGCCGATATCGGTGCTTTTGGTGCGTCCGGATAATAAGGCTGTTCTGCAGCGAATTTCTTCTTCTGGTCCGCGATCTGGCCGATAGCTGTGCGCTTGTTGTACAGTTCGGACTCCTGGCGTTCCAGTGCAAAAAGCTTGTCTCCGACACCGATGATCCGCAGCAGGGTCATGGCTTTTTCTTTGCCGCTGGACTGGATGAACTTGGGCAGATCCAGCGCCAGCTGCTCGACAAAGCTGTCCAGCAGCCGCTGGCCGGCCTTCTGGCCGTTCGGATCGATAACCTTCAGGTCAGAGTTTTTGCCCTTGCGCTCGATCACCAGGCCGTTGCTCATGACGATGTGCAGGCTCGGTGGAAGCACAGATCCATCCCGCTGCGGGTCGCTGGGCCTGTACTTATCTCCGCCCAGTGCCCAGGCAATAGCATCCAGGATGCTTGTCTTGCCCTGGCGGTTCTTCCCGCCGACAATGGTCAGGCCGTTAGCCGTGGGTTCGATCTTGACGGCTTTGACCCGCTTCACGTTCTCGATTTCCAGTTTGTTGATTTTGATGCTCATTCTTCGTCTTCCTCCTGATCATCTTCGTTCCCGATAAATGGCGATTCCTGCAGCTCGACATACGGCAGAGCAGCCTTGAAAATCTTGCTTGTCACCTTGCAAAGCGTCAGGCCAGTCTCCTCGCAGATCCTGACCAGCTGGTCGTAAACCTCGGTTGTGACGCGGATCTGCTGCGACTTCTTTTCACGCATAACCTTCGGAATCTTCTTAAACACGATCTTTTCCATGGGGACCTCCTATGTTTTTGGATATCATCTCCGCAGTCTGGCGGTCTGGCGCCATGGGCTGTTTTTTTATGGCGCCGCACTTCATGCACCGGCGCCGGGCAGAAAAGGTATTGTCCGGCCATTCTGCAATGGCACCGCAATCCGGACAGATTGAGAATCTTGGCATTGACTTACCTCCATCGCCGGCCTCATCTTCTGCAGCCGGTCCAGTTCGCGCCGATAGATCTCCGGCGGAATCGATGCGCAACGCTGGACCAGACTGATCAGACGATCCATGTATTGCGCTTGCGTGATAGTAAATTGCTCAAGGCCAGGAATGACCATTTGGTCGGATAGTTTAGGCATCAGTCACCTCCATCAGTTTTTAGGTGTTGCCGCTGGCACTCTTCGCAGCCGATCGTGTCGATCGCGCCGCAGTCGATGCCCCAGTCACGCACATGTGACCAGCCGGTGAAGCACCAGGTCAGCGGCGAATGGATGTACAGCCCGCAGCAGCCGCAGCCTGTCGGTAGCTGGCCGTGAATCGTGCAACTGTAGTCGACCTGGCGCCAGTGCAGACAGTGGTAGCACTCCGGCTGAGTAAGTATGTGGTCATTGCACCAGCCGCCTCGTCGGGCATTAGGGCATGTTTTGCCGGTATAGGCGTCGCTGCAGCGGGTGTATTCCAGTGTGCCGATCATTCTGGCGGTTCTCCCGGCGTCCGGGTCCACATGGTATAAGTGTCCGGATAATTGACTGCAGCTATCCAGGCGATGCTACCGGTCGATTTTGATACGATGTTGTAAGCCCAGATCCGCCCCCACCGGTCACCATCCTCTGCGGTCGGAGGCCGGTCGGCTGTGCGGTGCCATATCGGCCCAGCTGGCCGGTGGTTGATCTGGACCAGCGCCATCACGAAGACACCAGCCAATGTTCCGACGATGGAGCCGAGAATAAATTCAATCATGCGGCACCTACCTATCCAGCCAGCGCATAAACGCGGCCTGGTACTGTTTGTTGCCTGGTATCTCCGCCCATCCAGTCAACGCACGGAATTGTGTGTGCTTGGCGTGGATCCACAGCATGAAATCCATCGTGTCGAAATGTTCGCCGATCCGGATACCTTTGTGCGCGCAGTAAGCAACATAATAGGGGTTGACGGGAGCGATCTCCGCGAGCGTGATTTGCCGGTTGATCATGACTGCACCTCCAACTTCACAATTCGGATATCGGACCCGCAGCCCTTGAACGGATTGACGTTCAGCAGGCAGCCCGGATCGATGTAGTGAAGCGCGACATACCAGGGATACTTATCGCCATCGACCACGAATTGGAACAGAAGCGCATTTTCGAACTTGCCGATAAACCGAACTGGGCCGTCTGGTATGAATGCGGATCTATTTTTCTCTCCTAGCCTTGAAACAACGTCTCCGGGCATAATCATCCGGTCACCGACAAACACGGGAGCTTTATCGATCGCGGAACTATCTTCCAACTTGATCCAGTTCAGACCGTTGTGATAACAGCACTCGGTCATGGCTGCACCTCCACCTGCTCTACCCAGTAGATCGCCGACAGAAGCGCGTCAGACTTGCCGGCTTCGTATTTTTCTGACAACTGGTCATGACGCTTTCTGGCCAACTTAGCGCTTATCCTGGTGTCATCCAGCTCGCGCCTGAGCTGCTTGATTACTTCTTCTCGTGTCATGGCTGCACCTCCTGAATTTGGTTTCCATCGGCTATCAGCAACGGTGAATCAGGCAGTCGGAGTACAATTCCCTGTTTTTGCGCTTCTGAAAGCAGGTAACGCTTTGCAACCTCATATTTTTCCTGTAACAAAGCCACTTTGTTGCGATATAACCTTTCCTGTTCCGTAAAAAGCGCTTGGTTTGAACGGAGGCCGAACATAAAATCATCGTAACCGGTCAGCATGGCGCGACTCTCAACAATAAGCCTTCGTTCTTCTTCCAGCCGCAGCCCCTTCAATTTCGAGTAAACAGCTGAACAGAGATTGCCGTATCGGTATCTGATGACATCCCAAGCGACTGACGGAATTAATACAGCAAGCGCTCTTGAATTCGCGTAAAAATCATTTCGATCCAGCTCACCAAGCGCATCGCCAAATGCCTCCATGAATTCCTTGCTCTGCCTTGGCATACCGCCCAGAGCAGTCTCGATAAAAATCTTCTTGAATCCGATTCGCTTTGAAAGATCGTCGTTGCAAAGTATCTGGTATATCCATTCATTGGCATCTTCTTCGGATAGTTGCCAGACCGCCACGTCCATGAGCCACATGCTATTTCCGAAGTCGGTCATCTCTTCCCACCGTTCGACGAGCTTGCTGCCGTTATCGGTGTAGTAATAATCCTGTCCGTCCCAGCTGATGTCTGAAAACATTTCTGACAAGATGCCTATTTCTTCGCCCCTTGCCATATCACGTAAAGAGTCGTAGATATCTGTAGCGGAGTAGTACTTCGGTGTACCGTTGTCATATGGATCTCCATCAATACGACTCATTCCTCAATCACCCACACTTCCCGGTATTGCTTGCCCCACTGGATGCAAGCTGCCTTGTCTGCCATGAACAGATCCAGCGTCTGACCAGATACGCCGCAGTCTTCAACCGTTCGCTCCCCGACATCTTCGATATAGATCCGCGTGCCGGCCGGCAGGACGCCGAAGTCAGCGGCAACAGTCCGGCCCTCGCTGCAGGTGGTGCCCGTGGCTGTGAGTTGGCCGTTCGGGCCGCGGTAGTACGCATAGACCTTGAACTCACCCAAAGATCGCATTCTGATAGTTGTCTCTGCCGTTGTCGGCGTCGGATCGGCCAGCGGTGGGATCAACGTTTCCTGGATGACCACCGGCATGGCTTCGACCGCTTCGGATACCTGGATCAGCTGCGACTCGATGGCTGCGCACCGGCTGTCCATTTCTGATTGTTTGGCCCTGATCGCGGCCGCCTGAGGCGCGAAGCTTGTCAGCGTGTGCCAGTAAGCAGCAGCGACCAGCGCCATCAGGATCAGGCCGATGATGAATACGCGATGACGGCGGATGAAGCCGCGAATGCGTGATATTCGGGACCGGCGGCGGAAGCCGTTGTGTTCGATCATGCGGGGGTAATCATCGATTCTCATTCAATTTTTGCCCCCTTGTTTAGCCACTGCCTGAGGGCGAATTTGCCGACATGCTTTCCGCGTCGCTTACCGGGTACCATCAGCGGAAAATCCTTCATGTTGAACATGGTCCAGACATCGCGCTCCGGCAGCCCGGTATACGTGATAACTTCAGTCGGTGTCATGATTTCCGGCCATTGTTCAAATGGTCTTAATTGTGATATACTTGGCATGTAAGTTCACCTCTTTTAGGGTTGGCCGTCCTGTTCCACCAGGGCGGTCTTTTTTACTGTCTTCCGATCGTGATCGATATACCCAGGGCCTTAAGAAAAGCGTCTAACTTATCAACCGGCGGGAAGTTCTCTCCACGCTCAAGACGGCTAAGCGTTGATCTTGAAATCCCGGTTTCAGCGGCGATATCTTTCAAGCAAAGCTTTTTCTCTTTTCGCGTTTGACGTATTAAATCCCCGCAATCATGCAAGTCGTGAATCTCCGTCTCTATTGGTTCTGTCATTTCCCTAAGCGAACCGGCGATTCTTTCTAAAGCATTGGCGATACGATCGATTGATTCTGCCTCGATGATTTCAGCTCTGAGCGGTACAACTATTTCTCCAATATTTGACATTTTCTTCTCACCTCACTTTTTCATGAATTCCAGGCATTCGCGATATGATATAATTTTGTTCAGCTGTTATCGCGGGAAGGGGGTGATAGGTATGATAAGAAAACCAGTTCGTTCAAGTAATCTAAGCTCTGTTGGTTATGAAAATGGTACTTTGGAAGTTCAATTTCACTCAGGCGGAATATATCGGTATTCCGGAGTTCCTGAGAATGTTTATCGAAATCTGATGTCGGCGGCGTCTCTTGGATCGTATTTTGCTGCTTTTATCAAAGATCGATATCCAACAAAGCAAATATGCTAATCCGTCACTACTAGAATAATTGCGGGCCCTGTACCTTCTATAATCTTGCCATCGACAGCTACTTTATATTCGGCATAGGGCTTGACAATTATTTCGTCAACACCTTCGCGCTTGATCACTTCCTCAAGCAGATCACACGTTTTAATGCTTCCAAGCATTCTTCTCACCTCCTCTCATCCTTCACGGCCCGGGATCTGTTCTGCAGCGGTTTCTCTCCGCTGCTCCCGGTACTCGCTATGTTCCGTCAGTTGCCTGGCTCCGATTCTGCTATCAGGCGGTCGCGTTGGTGTGTGGGGATGATTTTTAATAAACCAGGTTATGGTGTTGATTTCGGAACATCGCGGGTAAAAAAAATGTAATCCTGTGATTCTCCCAGAATGTCAGAAACAGCTTGTGCCTCCAGCGGTTTGAAATCCAGCCATCCTGAAACCTTGTCCTGATAAGTACGAACGGCGCAGCCAAGGCGTTTTGCCATCTCAGAATCGCTGATTTCAGCCAATATCTGAAGTGCTGGAATCCTGAAGAAAGGTTGATGGATCTTTTTTCGAGTATTCGACATTAATATATACCCCCTTTCTATGGTGTAGGTCTGATCTAATCACACAACAGCTTGTGTGTTGATTTCGACACGGTTATGATAACACCCGCTTTTGTCGATGTCAACACATATTTCGCATATATTTCGAGAAATTTGTTGTTTTATCGGCACAAAAGGAGTATCATATGGATCGTGGGGGTGTTAATATGACCGCGAAGGAAACGGCTATAGGCAGGCGAATCAAAGAGTGCCGCCAAAAGATGAATTTGACGCAGGAGCATCTTGCGGAAATACTCCAGAATAAATACGGCTTGTCAACCGATCGGCCGACTATATCAAAGTGGGAAACAGGATTCCAAGAACCGACAATCACACCCTTAAAATATATGGCTGAAGTATTTGGTGTATCTCTCGATTATTTGAATGGAAAAGACGACTTTGTTCAAAGCGAGCAAAAGGTTGAACATAATAAATTAGGCGATGACCATCAATGGTTATTTGACAAAATTGCCAAAGCCGATTCGGCTAAGGCGAAGAAAATGAGACAGCTGATGGAGTTAGTTGATGGAGAGGATAAAAACAGTTGATGGCATTGTAGCGCTTCTTCAAGATAAAAACATAAGAGTCGAAAAAGCTGATCTGTTTGGTTATTGTAAAGCCACGGTAAAAAAACAGGGGGAAGGGTACTTGATTCTTGTCGAAGAAACGTTATCATTCGATGCTATGCTGAAAGCACTTCAACACGAACTATGCCACATTATATTAGGCCATCTAGATGACGACACAAAGACCGAAAGTCAGATGGAAAAGGAAGTTACATCTGTACTGCCCGCCTTACGGCACGAACTAAAGCGAGTAGGCCAACCGGCCACGCAATATTAGTTTTCGAGGAGGACAACATGGAAAATCAAGAGGTTCTTCAGGCTAATCAGGCGGTGTACACACCTGATCGAACGGATTCGTACTTTGACGGTGGTCTTCTGCAGCTTATCGGCTGGAGAATACTCGGATCACTTGTCACGATGATTACACTCGGTCTATGCTTCCCCTGGGCGTATTGCATGATCTACCGCTGGGAAGCGAGACACACCGTTATCAACGGCCGGCGGTTGATTTTCGATGGTACCGCGGTTCAGCTTTTTGGGAACTGGATCAAGTGGCTGCTACTGACTCTTATTACGATCGGCATCTACGGTTTTTGGTTAAGTATTAAGCTGAAAAAATGGCAAGTTAAACATACACACTTCGCCGCATAAAAAAAGGACCCGGTCACCGCCAGGCAGCAGATACCGGATCCCTTGATGCAACCAACCCTTTGCAGGGCGGCTTTACGTTGCCCATTATACCACGAATGGAGGCGAGCGTATGCCGAAAAGAGGTAAACCGCGTAGCAGAGCAAACGGCGAAGGTACAATATATCAGAACGCCAACGAAACATGGACAGCGCAATATAAAGCGCCGCCGGGCAGCAAACCAGCCAGGCCGAGTATGACGTTCACCACGCAGCGCAAGGCGAAACAGTGGCTTACTAGCCAGCTGCGTGACCTTGATACTGGCGATTATGTCGAGCTGTCCATCCAGTCGCTTGGCAGTTGGTGGGACGTATGGGTGGAAACATACAAGCGCCGGACGGTTACAGAAGACACGCTGGCATCGTATAAGTATGCTAAAGCCAGATTGTCTGCGGCTATCCTAAAAACGCAGTTGGCTGACCTGAAAACAGAAAATATTCAAGCCGAGTGGAACCGCCTGAGTGATCTCGATCTTACCAGACGAACGGTTGAACTGACTCGCACACCGCTGGTCATGTGCCTGGACAAGGCTGTAGACTTGAAGAAGCTACGAAGCAACCCGGCTAAGGCTACGACGCTGCCGGACGACGACAGCACGCCGTCTGTACCGCTTACGATCGACGAGGAGCGTGACCTGGTGGCATACTGTCTCTCACTACCACGTACACTTGCAAACGGCCGAATCGACAAGCATGACGTTAGGCGGCAGGTGTATAAGGATGCGTTGCTTTTCATCCTGCGGACTGGCGTGCGCCGGGCCGAGTGCCTTAATCTGACATGGGATGACTGGACAGATCTGGTCATTCATGTCCGTGGCACCAAGACGGACGCTTCTGATCGCATGATACCGCTGACTGAGGATGTCCTTGCGATGCTTCGCCGCCGCCGACAGGCTACCGCTACCGGGTATGTTTTCGTTACGACGAACGGCCATGTTCTCAGCGGGCGAAACCTACTTCGGCACCTGGTCGACCTAAATGGCCATAAAATACACGACCTAAGGCACACCTACTGCACCCGCGCTGCTCAGGCCGGAATTAACCCCAAGGTGCTGCAGACGATCACCGGACACAGCAAGATCGAAACCCTGCTGAAGATATACACGCATGTATCAGATCAGGACCGCGCTGACGCTGCTGCAAAGATTTTTGCCTACTGCAAATTTACTGCAAATCCCGCCCCAAACGCGGATGCCGTTTCAAAATGAAAAAGCCTAGAAACCTTACAGTCTCTAGGCAAATCTTTGGTGGGTAGTATAGGACTCGAACCTACGACCCCTTGCATGTCAAGCAAACGTATAATTAATATTATTGCATTTATCTGCATTTCATGCGCCATTAACAGCAAACAATAACCAGTCTGGAATTAATATTCTTTATTGTTTGCAGTTGTTTTTATGGGCGTTGCAAATTCTATTGCAAATTGGAGGCATACCATGACTGAGAAAATGATCAAGACAATCCTGAAGGCCATAACCAGCAGCGGCCGGTATGATGACGGCGTGCTGCGGATCGAACGCGACCCTGTAACCAGGATGATCGACGTCTACCTGGGCGGGTACTTCACAACCAGCTGCAACACCAAGACGGAGCTGGCCGACTGGCTGCGTGACCTGCCTGATTGACAATCCGAACAATCGTTCTATAATGTAGCCATGAAGCGGATAATTGTAAAAGTATTAGTGGACTTCAGCCCTGACGGCGAAATGACGCCGGTCCGGATCACCTGGCCAGATGGCCGGGTCTTCCCCATTGACAAGGTACTGGATGTACGCCAGGCGGCTGACATCGCGTGCGGAGGGAACGGCCTGCGGTACCTGTGCCGGATAGCCGGCCGTGAGGTTCCGTTGTGGTACGGGTATCTTCCGGAGATCAAGCGAGATGGTTGGTGGATGAACGGGAAATAGTGCAAGATTGGCAACGCGCACTTGCACGCCACAATACAGTAATATGCTCTAAGTTGTTGCACGTATTGTTAAGCAATACTACGTGCAAGTTGGGAAAAATTTCTCTATATTTCTTGCATTTTTCTCTTGAAATACGTACCGGGTGTGGTATAGTAAGGGTGCAAGCCATATTGGTTTGCACAGATGTGAATGGGATAACATGACCCTTGTGGCGTGTTATCCCTTTAGATTTATGGAGGACTTCATGCTGCGCGGAATGGTTTTCATAGATCACATGAATTTTGAAATCGCCGTAAATGATCTATATCGACGACAAGGCCTTTTTGGACCAAAGCTTGACTATTCAGTATTACCTCAACAGGTAGCCAAACTGATGCCCTGCGTTGAACTAGTAAAAACCTTTTTATTTGTACCCAAGCCTGATGATTTTTTAATGCGAAGTCCATCACTTAAGCAAACATATGAGTGGGCTGTGAGCTTGAAAAACATGCCCTTTTTTGACGTTATTGAGGGCTCCTATTTATCTAGACCAATGGATGGTAGAGTAAAAGACCTCGCAGATAAAACTTCGTATTATAAGGTCGAGAAAGGCACTGACATCAATATGGCTGCACATGCGTTATCTAAGGCATATTACAACGCTTATGATGTAGCCTTTTTCTTAAGCGCGGACTCCGATTATATTAGCATCTATTCCATTCTGAAGAACATTGGTAAACTGTCTGTGGTTGTAGCAGTAGAAGGACAGTTTATTGATCGTATAAAACCGCATGTTGATAGTTTTTATCATATAGATCAAAATTTTCTCGAACTATGCAGGCGACAAATTCCAATAAAGCCGTAGATAACCAAAAGCCCCGGCCGGATCTCTCCAGTCGGGGCTTCGCTTTGCCGGGCGTCCCCGGCGATCGTGGGCTTATTTCATCCCAGTTAAAGACCTGGCTTGGTCCGCTGCTGTCGCTCGCGTGCCGGGTACTGTTCTTACCAGGTCTTCACCGTCCGGAACAGCGCCGCCCAGGTCTTCGGACCGCAGATCCCGTCCACCGTCAGCTTGTGAGCTGCCTGGAACTTGGCTACGGCTGCGGCGGATGCCTTGCCATACTTGCCGTCGACCTTAGCCTTATACAGTCCCAGCTTGGCCAGCATGGTCTGGCAGATCGTCGCCTCATACCGATTGGTATAAATCAGCGACTGCTTGCGCAGGACCGGCAGGAAGCTGTCGACGTACTTGTAGGCAGCACCTTTGACCGTCGAGGTCCAATACTTGCCAGCAGTACCGGTGTCGATATGGACCCAGCTGGTGCCGTCAGCATAGACGTACAGCCCCAGGCCGCCAGGACGCGGCGCCAGCGTCTCGGCGAACATGCAGACCAGCCGCGGATCGATCTGATCTTTGACCGACCCGACATCGATATCAGCTGCGCGACCCCTGGTATGCCAGGACCCATCCGCGCCATTGATCCTGGTATTGTACGACTCTGTACGATACCCGGAGCCGATCAGGACCGGCCGGCCGAAGAAGTCCCGGATCTGCTGCAGCTGCAAGACCAGGGTATCATCGATCAGAACCTTGTCGCTGCCATCGGGGCAGCGGAATTCCGCGACTGTGAAATTGGTGCCAACCTGCAGCGCACGCTGCGTGGCCAGCGAGTATATCTGAACGCTCATTGTGCTGCACCTCCATCAATCTGCACATCCTGGCCACAGGGCAGCGGCGTGAGTACGGTCACCTTGGTGCCCCTCACAGAGGCCTCAATTTGTGCAGTAATCCATTCGTTCACGTCACCGACCGCTTCGGTCAATCCATCGTATACGGCAGTACCCATGATAGCCTTAGCCCGCTCCATGGACCGCGCAAACGCTGCAGACATCGTAGCCTTGTCCCAGCCCTCTGTGCCCTTGATGCTGTCGACGAATGTCTGTTGCGTCTCGATCACGGCGGTCTCGATCGCAGCGGCGGCCATGTTGAGATAATACTGCAGACGCTCCCTGGTCTCCGTGTTCTGCACGGCCAGTGCCCTGGTCTGCAGAAACGTGACTCCGGCTTTGATCCCCCACAGGATCGCGGGTACCAGCAGCAGCTGGATCAATGTGATGATGATCTGTGTCCAATCGATTTCCATGAAAGTGTCCTCCATTTCTATAGCAGGCTTATGACGCCTTGCTTTTGCAAAAATAGCTCCTGTTCACTTTTGATTGCGTCGGCGGCTTGCAGTGCTTTCGAAACATTGCCGTTGCAGTGCCCATCTCTGACCGCCTCAGCTGTGGCTATACCCAGTTTCAGCGATACACAAGATGATCGCAGCATCAGCAGCTGGTGCTCTTCTCTCGCGTTCTCACGAGCTTCGCGAACGGCGTCTGACTTTGCGATCTGCCGCTTTATCATCCACATTCCGAATCCGACAGCGGCCGATGGTACTCCGATGGCTACCAGAAAAAGCCAAGTATCTGTCATGCTTCTTCTCCTTTCCGTCGTATTTCGGGTATGAAAAAGCCCGGTCAGGCCGGGCGGGAAGCGGGAGGTTATTCGGGGTTCGCTGCGGGTTTTTCGGTCTCTTCCAGTGGCTTTATATCCCGCTGGATATTGGCGATGATCACGGCGACTTCCTGGTAAGGCCTTGTGATCAGGTAGTCGACAGCCTTTTGCAGGACGACCTGGCTGACAATGAATTTATCCGGCATAGTAGTTACCTCCTTTTTTTATTGTCGGAATATGGCGATTATCCAGTAAAGATGCATGATTGCCACAGCCGACTTGAACCCTGATAAGAATATGCACGCACGATATAGCCATGCATATTTGTGGATGTTCGCGGCAATCAACCCTATGAAAAGCGTCTGAGACGCGATGATTACCGCCCATCCGCCAACCCATGACCAGTTAAAAAGCGCAGAAGCCAGCGGATTAATTTCGGTTACGAAATTGCAAGTCACACCGATAAAGGTACAGAAGTAGTCATACGCGGTTAGTGCAATAATCCAAAGGATAATTTTTGTTTGTCTGGTCATGTCATCATTCCTTTCTATTTAGCTGAAATCCGCAACCACCAAAATCCCACCGACAAATGACATCGTCACATATCTGCTGCCTAAGGAATCATAGACCCGCATTGAACCGATATCCTTGCCTATAGATGCCCCGTTGCGGTATGGCTGATTGGCATAGACCGCGCCGCATCTGATCGAGTTTGATGTCCCACAGTCCAGCGTATAAGTGCTATTCGCAGCTACTCCAAGCCCTATACGACGAGCCGTAATCTCACAGTCTGTCGTACTGCCAACAATGTCGTTGCTACCCATATTGATGTTTCCAGACATTGTTCCACCAGCTAAAGGCAAATAATTACTAGGAGTCAAGTTTCCAGCATGCCAGATGGAATAACCATCCACACGGATATCCCCGCCGTTTGATCCAATCGGAACCTGAAAACGGACAGTTCCCAAATAATTATCGATGTGCCAGATACTATCTGCGGCGGTTCCAGACTTTGCGTGGAAATTGAAGTACGCATCCGCATATATACCGTTTGCATTTGCAGTATTTAACGATATTGCCGCATCTGGAGCTATAATCGGTACGCTTAATGTAAGTCCATTTGATCTCGTCAGCTTCAGCAAGTCTCCTGATTCGTCAAGAACAGAAAATTCGTTGAATTTAGTCGTTACATTAATATAATCCGATCCGTCAGAGTTATTGGCAATAATTTCGGCTATACCTGCGTTCAAATCCGCGTCACTCGTGAACCGCGCAAAAGCGGACTGTCCGTCACCTGCCGCAAACGGGATATTTGCGCCAACTTCGAGTATCCGTGAATAGTCGAGAAGCATACCGGCCTTATTCACGGATGTCGCATTCAGGTATGTACGTGTTTCGGCATTTGTGGCACTAGCGTCGCCGAACAGCTGTAGATGCATGACATCCGCAGGAGTGGCCGCAGCATCGTCAGTCCAGTGCCGCATAGCCGACAGTGTCTGGCCTTTCCACAGGTACGCAGGATCAAAGTCGATGTAGTTTTTAACATCGCTGTCAGCTCTGATTGTTTTTACCCATAGGGTGTCGGTGTCGATCATGTCAGCGAGGATAGACTTTGCTTCGATCAGGCTTGTACGCAGATATCCGCCTTCGATGATCGTCTGCCCAGCCCTTGCCAGCGCCCGCAGTTCCTCGGCATCACCCAACGCGCCGAATACGGATGTCAGTGCGTCTTGCGATGGCATTGTGCCGTTGAACCATGCTATATCTGGGAATAGGATATCAAGGATAATGTCCATCTGCGCCGCAGTCGGCTTCGATGATAGATTTGAAAGGTCTATTGCAAGAGCGTACTGGACTTCCATGATCTTGCCGTTGGCGGTTGCCGCATCAGCATAGTTCTGGTAGATCATGAACTTGAAATTTCCTGTTGCATCAGATGGCAGGGTGTCTATTACTGACAAGTCATACCATGTATTGCTTGTGGGTGATGTATACGTTTTTACTAACTTATTGGCGCCAGCCGTTGTACCGTCATAGTAGATGGTGAGCATCGTACAAGCTGAATTTGTAACCCGAACTTTAGCCTTCAAGAAATAATCATGCAGGGTATTAACTGGAGCATCCGTGTATTGAGCAATTCCGGCATATGCGTTAGTACCGTTTCCGGTATCAGTCATGGTATTTGATGATGCAGATATTGTGCTATATCCTGCCGTCCAACCCGTCGTATCTTCAAAGTCGCCATTCTGGATAATGTTAATGCCGCCTCTGGCCTTGAATTCTTCCAGCAATCGAATCGTGGATGTTGACAATGAGTACTTATTGAACCAGCTATTCGGTAAAGTGGAAAGCATTTCATCAATTTCGGTTGCAGTCATGGTATCGATGCCGAGAGCGGTGAGATCCATAGCTGTCACATACTGGACTTCCGCAACTTTCCCATTGGCGGTCGCGACATCTGCATAACGATGATAGATAAGAACGCGTAGATTGCCATCTTGTGTTTGGATAAATATTTTACTCAAATCAATGTCATACCATGTATTTATTGTAGGATTATTTACTGTTATTGATATTGAAGTTCCGCCATATTTATAAACCTGCAATGTTATGCTTAGGCAGACCGAATTAGTCACCCTTACACGAGCTTTGCCATATACCAAATGGCCAGATATGGCAGCGCCAATAACATGTTGAAAAGCTTGTGGATATGAACTGTTTCCAGCACCAGTTATCAATAGTGTTTTTGCAGTTGCTGATAGGGTAGCACCAGAAGCGGTCCATCCTGTCGTACCATCTGAAAAATCGCCGTTCGTCACAAGGTTCTTCAGATCGTACAAGGATAGCTTCGTCGTATTCGCCGTTGTCTGTGCCGCATCTGCCAGCGTCTTTGCCTTCGCCGCAATCGCATTCAGCAAAGCAGTACGGGCATCATAGTATTCCTTGAACTTCAGCCGCAGCGTAGCACCATCATCAATCGTAGTTGTAGTGGTCAGACTGGTAAACAGCGGGTAGGTCGTGTTGATGTAAGTATTCAGCACCGTGTACTTCGTGCCGTAGGTTGTCTTTTCGGTTGTGATCGTAAAAAGGTCCGCTTGCGTATCATTCACGGTCTTCTCGGCTACGATCGCGTCCCATTCTTTTTTCAACAACTGCTTTTCTACCGCGGTTATTTTATTGTCCGCGGAAATGTCGGTCAGCTGTGAAAGGGCGCTGGTGGCGTTCGATGAAGCGGTGTCTGCTGTTGATTGGGCGGCACTCGCAGCAGCTTGAGCAATAGCAATCGTAGCGTCCCTTGCTGTCTGCCAAGCGCTGCCAGACCACCGGTATAGCTTGTTATTATCGTCCGTATCAACCCAAAGATCACCGACCGCTGAGGCCGTTGGCTGGGCAGCCTGATAGAAGGTGACAATTTTCCCGTCAGCTGTTGCCTGTGCGTCGGCGGCATCGGATATGGCCTGTGCTATACCGGCATCTTTGATCGACACCCATGCCGTGCCGGACCAGCGATATAGCTTATTGCCGTCGTCGCTGTCGATCCACAGATCGCCTACGCCTTCCGCTGTGGGGGCTGTAGCCTGGACAAAAGTCGTCACCTTGCCGTCTGCTGTGCCTTGCGCAGTGGCTGCATTTGCGATCGCGGTAGCAGCGTCTGATAACGCTTGTGTAGCGTCGTCCTGAGCCGCGTTTGCAGTCGTATCATCGGTGTATTTACTGGCCAACGTCCAGTCACCGGCGACATAAGCCCCGGACGCACGAGCGGTTGAACACCTTTTCAGATCTCCTGCAGGTCCTCCAGCCCACAAGTCACCCACGTCATAGGGTGTCGTAGGCGTAGCGGTAAATACCCGGCGCTTGCTGTCTGCGGTGTCCTGCGCAGCTGCTGCATCGGATAAAGCCTTTGTCACGTCAGTATCGGTGATTTTTGCCCATGAATACGTGCCTGTAACCAGCTGAAAGCGATATGAATAGCCAGTTGCCGTATCGTAAAACAGGTCACCCAAGTGCTGATTTTTCAGCTCTGTCGTTGTCCAGGCATTTGCCGGTGCATTTACTAAACTCGGGACATAGGCATAAAACCATGTCGTGATAGATCCATCAATCTGATTTTGCAGGTCAGACGCCACACCGTTTACGAAAGATTGCGCGGCTGCATAGGCGGCGTCCGCTTTCGCTTGCGCTCCTGCTGGCGTCTCTTTGGTTGACGGATCGTAGCCGGATTCAAAAGTCGTACCAGGGCCGATGGTTACCCATTCGGCGTTGATGCCCATGACAGAAAGAGTCCGCAATAGCATGTTTCCGTCAGCTGATAATCCGCCGTTCCATGTTTCTCCACCATCGCTAGACCATGCGAACACGCTCCCTGCAATCCTCCAGATATAGGTTGATTCATTGAGCAACGCGTTGTCATGGATGTACGCGATAATTGACCCGTCTTCCTGAGGAACATTCGTCCGATAAAAGCCCCCAGCTTGTGAGATCAAGTCGGCAAATTGCGCACTCACCTGCTGATAGGTAGTTAATTGGCTAGACTGTTCCCGAATCTTTGATGTCAGTGAAGATAGTCGTTTAGCATTCTGCGACTTGTACCGGTTCTCGACCGCACTCTTGCCTTCGGCCTCCATGAATGAACGCCCAGCATGCTTAAACCGGTGGGTCGTAATAAAGCTTGTTATATCCCTACCGTCCTGTGCGAGATGCCGGATCTTATCTCCTGGATCCAGAGCAGGATTGCCCGGATAGTTCGCTTCAAAGGCGGTATAAACAAAACCATTTACTCTGTTGAAAATCCCCTGGATGACCGAAGAGGAGTTTGCCTGAATGAATGGATTGTTATCAAGATTGAGGACGTATGTTCCAGATCCGAGTTGAATTGCGCCGTTTTCGCCGTCGTCATATTCAAGTCCCGTGATCGTGATAAGATCCGAGGTCTGCTTAAAGTTAAATCGGCTTCCGGCGGGCATTTCAAAAGCGGCTTGAGCCGTCATGTCCGAGACGGAAATTATCGCCATCTCGCCGATCCTGGACATTCTGGCGAACCCTGCCGCCATCATAGCAATCATGCCAACAACATCACGGCAGGATAGATCGTCCGCTGGCCGCGCTGAAACCGAATATGATGCGTTATCGATCCCAGAGATGGACGATGCTAAAGGAACATTGCAATGCAGGGCAATGGCCTGCAGAATTTGGAGATTGGTCGCCGGAAAAGTTATTGAGACGTCTGCGAAAGGTTCGTCAAGTAGAATTAACCGGTCCGAAGCCCCGAGCTGCACAGTCGAATATGGACGCCCAGGATCATCAATGATGAACGTTCCAAGCAGAACATATTCAATAGTATTGTCTGGCAGTTTGAAGCCGCTATATGGCCACAGAGTGGCGCCATCAAGATCTATGCCATCCCACTGTCCCTGTTGATTGTTCAAGGCGATAGAACAGTCTGCTGCTATGACAGCGCCAAGTTCAAAGCTGTCTTTCATGCAGGATGCTTTTACTCCCAGGGACCCGCTCGCGATATCTTCTGGTCCAAGTTCATATGTCGACAAATCAGCCGTTTGCAGAGTCGCCTTTGCATATGGTTCGCGGGCTTTTGCCGCTGCGGCGTTGAAAAAAGCTGAACTTGGATTTTGCATTGTCAGTTACCTCAATTCTGCACGATAGTAAAAGACAGATTCCACCAACTCCCGTCAGTAGAATCATCCTCATAAAAGACCAGTTTCTTCTTGAATTTACTCGCGTATGCGCTTTTTGTTACTCGGCCACTGCTGTCCAGGTACTCAACCGAAAAACTCACCGGAGTCGCCGCAGTTATAATTTGATCAAGCTCTCCGCGTGTCAGCATTTCATGTTCAACTTTAATATTTGACACACCCGCTCTTATTCGGTCGCGGTTCATGACGCCATCTTCTCCGCGTGCAGAATTCTCACCGTCAAGATCATCCGCATCCGGTTCGAAGACGGTGGCAGCAGGCATTTCAACGCCATTGATTTTATATTTCATTTGCGCCTCCTTTAACCCGTTTCCACCGCAGGTCGGTTCGCTTGCCGGCTATTTCTGTTGATTTTTCTTGTGATCGTATCAACTAACTCGCCGCTATCAAGGTAAATGTTTTCCGTAAGATAAATATCCCCGCTGCCGGTCCCGCCAGCAGCAGAGATTTTTGATGCCAGTTGGTCTATCCATCCGGTGTTTCTTTCAAGCGGCATGACCGCTTCTTTGCCTGCCTCACCGACCATTGCCAGTGTCGGTTGATCAACAACAGCACCAGCCGCCATTTGTGGGATAGTTGATAGCGGCCTTGTGTATGATTGTCCACCGTATGCGTACGTCTTCGGCTTGGATTTACCCGTGATATCGTAGTACCAGTCTGGCAGCGAGAAGTTGAAGAGTTTAGCTATTCCCTCCGCAGCGCTTCTCATCAGATTGATTATTCCGTTACCTATTGAAGCAAAGAAATTGTATATCCCGCTCCCCAGTGACATCATACCGTTCCAACTGTCCGCTCCAAGTTGCATTACTTGCTTTCCCAGATTAGGAAGAGCGACAGAAAACCTTCGGAAAATCTCAGCGGCTAAAACATATACCCCTGTAATCGGATTCTGAAGCAAATACAACGCCATTTGAAATCCGTTCATTTTCTGCACAGCAGGGTCTGTCCAATTGGTAAGCATCTGCTTCGCACGATCCAATGCTCCGAAGAAGTCACCTTTGAAAATACTGTCGACCAATCCGGTAACTGTTTCAATTGTTTTTCCCCACGCAGCAAACTTTACGCCCGCATTTTCAGCGGAAAAACCGAGATAAAACTCGTTGTCCTCCGCCCACGTTGTTAAGCCATCTAGCCCCTTTTGTAGACTATCCACAATCCCAAAAACATTAGTAAAGGCGCCGCCCAGGCTTGATATAGCACTGCTTATACCGTTATTCCAGATGCTGGATGCGTAGGTTTTAAGGCTATCAAGAATATTCGAAATCGGTACTGTTATTTCCTCGAATTTGTCCCTTAGAACATTTGCATTATCAGCGGCTTTTTTTGTTGAAGTTAATGCGGACGTCGTATTTTGAGCTGCACCAGATGATCCATTCGAGCGGCTCGATGATAGAATATTCAACTGGTCGAAACTGGCCAGTGATCCCTTGGCTGCTTTTCCGGCCGCATTTGTCCGCTCTGCTAAATCAGACATGCTGTTGGACGCGTTTTCTGCATCAAGAGATATAGTGGATACCGATTGAGAACCGAAAAGCTCAGCGGTTATTTCTGCAAAAGCGTTGCCCATATTAACAAGACCCGCCATAACCGCGTTAATTCCACGCAGGATCGGCGTGAACATGTTGATCAGTCCCTGACCGAAGCTGGCCTTGAAGCTGTCCCACTGGTTCGCCAGCATCCGCGTCTGGTTTGCCCATGATCCGGATGTCCGGGCAAAGTCACCCTGGGCGTC